GTATGGTGAAGTCGATGAAGAGTTTGCTGACAATCTCGTAACGTGGGCTGAAGTCATCCGTAAGACTTTCTATGATGGTGGTGTTGATGAAATCATCTCGACTCGTCGGTTAGATCACATTGTGAAAGCCTTCACTATCTTCAAAGACAAGATGACTGCCATTGAGATGTGTGTTGCCCGGTTCGACGAAGATACCAAAGAGTCTTTCATCGACCTCTACACAAAGGTTGATGCTGGTGTGTTGGCCACTGATGATAAACTCGACACTTTAGAGGGTGAAGAAAAACCAGATGGTGTCATCTAAATGACTATATATAATACACAGGGCAATTCGTAAGTCCTTGGAAGGGAGTTTTTGAAATGGTTCTCCTAAAAAACCATTTCACATTTAACAGTATCGCCTTATGGGATACGAAACATAATCTTGCTTAGTAAAAGGAGAACTATTATGGTTACAAGCAAAGCAATCGGTCTATTTGACAACTTCAATCAACTCACACCCTACGCAGTTGGGTATGATCGAATCTTCGATCAACTTCAACTATATGCAAAAAATAATTTGCAGTCGTCAGGGTTCCCACCGTACAACATCCAAAAAGGAGGTGACTACACCTACACAATTGAAATGGCTCTTGCCGGATTCGGTAAAGATGACATTACGGTGGAATTGACCGAGAATACTCTATCGGTCAGGTCAGACAAGAAAGATGAAAGCGATGAGTTTACTTATCATCGTGGGATTTCTTATCGCAAGTTTGACCGTAAGTTTACACTAGCTGACGATATCGTTGTCAATAGTGCTGAACTTGAAAATGGAATGCTCACTATTAAACTTGAGCGTATTGTTCCAGAAGAAAAGAAGCCTCGTATTATTGAGGTGAAATAATTGGAAAGGGGGGTTGACAAAACCCCCCTATTCCTTTATACTTAATAATTATGAGGAGTCTTAGATGGTAAGCAAACTAATTCAAAAAGATGTTAATATTGCTGATTTTGGTATCGAAGCAATTACCGACAGTGGTAGAGTTCAATTGAGTGAAAATAAAAAGGGTGCTTTATCTGTTGATACCTACAATAAAATGATTGATCCAGAAAGTGAGGAATATCAAATGAGTGAAGAACCCCAAGCTGAATATGAAATTTTCTATTCAGAGGACGGAGTAAAGAAAGTACGAACTGCCGGCGGTAATGTATACCCAATAGGAACGCCAGAATATACAAAAGTCACTGGTGAATCTTCGACAAATGGTGGATTGCAAATTGCAATGCGTCCACTTCCGGCACTTAGTATTATGCGAATTGAGTTTCCAGAAATAATTATTGATGAACTTAATGAACACATTGATAATGAAATTATTTCAAAGAGTAAAAGTCGTGCAGATGGCTTAGTTGGTCAATTAAAGAATAGTAATAAATCTGCACAATTGGATTTTCCATTTGATACTGAAGTTGGAGAACAAATTCAAACAGTTTTCAATCAGATCGGTACAACTTATCTTAATCAATTGAACAGAGATGCGAATGCTCAAGTAACACAGTGTTGGACTAACCATGCATATGCTGGTGACTATAATCCGTTCCATGATCACGGTGTACAAACTATCGCTGGCCTCTCTGGTTTTCTATGGTTGAAAGTTCCACAGTGCATTAAAGATACACCTGATGTTCCCGAAATTAAAAATGCCTCTGGTGGTGTTGATGGATGGACTCATCTGTGCTGGGGTGTTAACACAATGCGTGATTTAATGCAGCTGCGTCCTCAAACAGAGGATTATGTGAAACCAACTGAAGGTTGCATGTTGGTGTTTCCACAGTGGCTGAAACATCAAGTGATGCCATTCTTTGGCGAAGGTGAGAGGCGTTCAATTGCAATGAACTGGAATGTTCATGACAGTGAAGATGAACGTAAGAAATATATGTCAGACCGTGAGGCAAGTTTATATGATGAACAAAAAGCAAAAGAAGAGTCCTAATTACAAATACAATGAAGGAGAAATTCTTCAAGGACTAAAAGAATACATTGACTCCACTTATGATGGGCACTACAGCAAGAATGCATTTCAAGCTACAGAGTTCATCATAGATGGTGGTCATGGCGAAGGTTTCTGTATCGGTAACATTATGAAATATGCACAACGATACGGAAAAAAGAATGGCAAGAACAAAAGTGACTTGCTAAAAGTGATACACTATGGTATCATAGCCCTTTATATCAATGAGATGGAGAATCTAGATAATGAAACTAAGTGATAACACGGTATCTGTATTGAAGAACTATTCTACAATCAATCAGAACCTTATGATTAATTCTGGCTCAACATTGCGAACTATATCAGCGATGAATAATATCATTGCTACTGCAAATGTTGAAGAGAATTTTGAAAAGTCTGTTGGAATTTATGACTTGAATGAATTTTTGGCTGCGATGTCATTATTCGACAGTCCAGAATTAGACTTTCAAAATGATTTTGTAATGATGGGAAATGAAGGCTCTCGAAAGTCTCTTAAATATTGGTACAGTGATCCGTCAGTTGTAACAACTGTAAAAAGAGAAATTACAATGCCAAGTACGGATGTGACCTTTACCTTAACAGGCGAAGACTTGTCTAATGTAACTAAAGCTGCAGCAGTAATTGGTGCCCCAGATATGGTTTTAGAAAACGGTAGTCTTCGAGTCACAGACAAAAAGAATGATACTGCCAATCATTTTTCTATGAGTGTAATGGAAAATACTGAAGAATTGGACTACAAATTTTGGTTCAAAGTTGAGAACTTAAAACTGTTGCCTGGGACATATGATGTTTCAGTAAGTTCTCAAAAGATTTCTCATTTTAAAAATACAAATGTGGATATTGAATACTTTATTGCCCTTGAACCAGAATCATATTATGGTAAGTAAGGGGAATATATATTATGGAAGAATTTTTATGGGTGGAGAAATACCGTCCAAGTGATGTTCAATCGTGCGTACTACCTAAACAACTAAAGAAAACCTTGCAAGAGTTTGTTGCTGCAGGCAACATTCCTAATGTAACATTCTCTGGAGGGCCTGGTGTAGGAAAGACCACAGCTGCAAAGGCAGTACTTGATGAGTTGGGTTTAACCTATATGATGATCAATGGTTCTGAGGAGTCAGGTATTGATGTTCTCAGAACCAAGATCAAGAACTTTGCTTCCACTGTGTCTCTGCATGGTGGTCGCAAATACTTGATTCTGGATGAGGCAGATTATCTCAATCCACAATCAACTCAGCCTGCATTGCGTGGGTTCATCGAAGAGTTCAGTGCGAACTGTGGATTTATTCTCACATGTAATTATGTGAATAGAATTATCCCAGCACTTATCTCAAGATGCCCAACGTATGATTTCTCTATTCCAAAGGACGAGAAACAAGAACTTGCTGGTGAGTTTTTCAAACGTTCTTTACAAATTCTTAAAGATGAGAATATTGAATTTGAAACTAAGGCTGTTGCAGCGTTGGTTCAAAAACATTTTCCCGACTGGCGTAGAGTTCTAAATGAATTACAAAGATATTCTGTTTCTGGTAAAATAGATGCTGGTATCTTGGTAAATATATCAAGTGATAATATAAAAGACCTAATGGGTCATATGAAACAAAAGGAATTTACTAATGTCCGTAAATGGGTTGTTAACAATCTTGACAATGATCCCACTCGCTTGTTCCGTTCTCTTTACGACAATCTGTACGATTATGTGGATGGCTCTTGTATTCCCCATATTGTTGTTATACTCGGCGAGTATCAATATAAAGCAGCGTTTGTTGCCGATCAAGAAATCAACACGCTTGCTTGTCTAACGGAGATTATGGCCAGAGGAAAATTCAAATGAATGAATATGAAGAACTTGAAATTGATGACAAAATTGCTGCCATTGATCCTATAAATAGTAAATCAAAAATACACGTTTATGATAATGTTCTATCTCCACACGATGCAGTAATGGTAAATGATATGGTTTCTGATCAAGAGTTTATGTGGCAGTATCAACATAAATCTGATAATAAACAGGATATATATCACTGGCATCGACTTGCTGGTAAAACAGAAAAAGAAATTGAAGAAAATGGTTTTGAGTGGTTGATTCCAATGTGGAACCATTTTATGCACAAATATAATTTTAAAGAGGTTTATAATATAGACACTTTTCGTAGAATTTATTTCAATGCACATACCTCTGGTGTGGAGCCTAGGGCTCACATAGATGATGGTGATTTTACCATGATATATTATCCATTGATGGATTGGAATCAATATCATGACGGCGGCGGAACTGTTATTTGGACTGATCATGTTGGGCGAAACCATGCACTCCCAAAACAAATTGAAAAGCATGTTCCTTACGCTGGAAATAGATTGATGGTGTTTCCCGCAAAAAGGCTGCATCAAGCTATGCCGGTATCTAGAACAACCTTTAAACTAAGAATTTGTATTGTATTTAAATGTTATTTGTCCGGAGCTAAAGATGAATATAAAGATTGAGTATTTAATTGAACTAGGAGCTGATAAAGTCCCACATAGTGGTGGGACTTTACTTGAACATCTAATCGGTGTTCATGATATCCTTAGTAGTAATGGAGCTCCTCAATATGTTTGTGATGCTGGGTTATATCATTCCATCTATGGAACAGTATCATTTGAACATAAACCCACTGAAGACCGTAATCAGATTCGAGAATTGATTGGAAGTGCTGCAGAAAACTTAGTTTATGAGTTTTCTATCTTAGAAAGACCTAGAACATATTTTATTGGTGAGTTATCAGATGGTCAATTAAGACAAGATTTAACTCTTCTTAATGGTGCA